GGCCGATCCAAAGCATGGCGATTTTGGGGGGATTGAGGAACTCCCCGACTTCCTCAATCGGCCAGTGGACGATTCGGGGATCATTGCGGCCATGCGGGATGCCCGAGAAGAAATGGAATAAACTACCTTGGGCTAAAGTCCAGTATTTTCAGTTCCAGAAGGAGGAACGAAATGAAAATCTACATCGTCCGCCGAACCGTGGACTACGGCGACGGACAGGATACCGTCCTCGATTTGCGGCCGTTCTACCTGTCGAAGAAAAGCGCGGGCCAACGAATCGAGCAGGAGAAGAAAATATTTGCGGGCTCCGTCTTCCGTCCCCGCCATGAAATCATTACCGAGGAAGTCGAGCCATAAGCCGCGCGGCTCTTCGTGACCGCGGATCGTCTCCACAAGGCTTGACAAAGCCCCAAAAAAGCGTTATAATCGCATTGCGTACGATAAAGCGCGTATCCCTATAGCGAGAAGCGTGACGAACGCAACGGAGACCAAATGCCGACGTTCAAAAAAGAAACCAGAAAGTGTGTATTTTGTAGAAAAGAATTTTTGGCAGTCAGAGAGCATCACAAACATTGCTCCTCCGCCTGCCGGGCTGGTACATTTAGGAAAAGCCATCCATGCCTCTCTCCAGAAGAAGCCGAAATCATTCGGCAATTGGCTAAGAAAATGGGTATTATTAGCGAATCGCCGCTTTAGAAAAAAGGGAGAATAAAATGCTCTATACGGTCTATTACAAACGACCCGGCGGCCTGTTCTGGCGGAAGCTCAAGCGCGTCAAAGGCGACACGATCTACCGGGATGATTCGCTGGGCGGGACGAAGATGCCGATCCCGGTCCGCGTTTTAATCCTCGAAGACGAGACGCGGCTTGAAATCCCGTGCTCCATGATTATCCGATTTTCCAGGGAGCGCTTCTTTTCGATCAAGCAAAAAATGGAATCCGAGGCCGGCCAGGCCATCCCGACGAAATAAACGCTAGTCAATTCGCTAGGACGTACATCAAGTAAAAGACCGAGAGATAGGTCGGCCGATTCTCCGTGTCGCTCGGTACGGCTGTAGAACCTGAGAGCGAATGCGTATGGGCCGAACCTGCCGCAGACGAGCCCGATAGCGTATGCGTATGGGCCGAGCCCGCCGCCGTCGTCCCCGAGATGGAATGGGAGTGATCGCCGACGGTGTCGAGCGATCCGGTAAGCCCGTGCGTGTGGCTTCCGGCCGATCCGGTCGTGCCGGAAAAAGTGTGATCATGCGTCACGACGCTGACTTCGGAATCTGGCCCGGAGGCGACCCAGACTGACGCCGCCGAGGTTGCCGTCGTCCCGGAAAATGTATGGTCGTGCGATCCGTCCGCTACGGTCGCCAAAGTCCCGAGGCCGTGGCCGTGGCCGCCGTTGTTTGCCGCCGCCAGTGTCCCGCCAGCGTGGGTGTGGGCCGACTCATTCGCCGCCGCATAGGTGCCGATCCCGTGCGTGTGGGCCTCCTCGTTCGCCGCCGCCAGCGTCCCGACGGCGTGTGTGTGGGAATTCGTGTTCGCCCCGCCGGTCCCGCCGCAGAGCGTGTCGCCCATGAGGAAGCGGTCGTCCGTCAGATTCGGGAGATAGCGGTCCGCGCCATTGAAGATCGTCGAAGTCGAGAGATTGAGCGCCGCGCCATCGCAGACATAAAGCCCATAAGTATTCCAGAGAGTGTTTACCGCGGCAACCGTGTTTGCCGAACCGAGGACGCGCGTGTAGCCGCCGTTCGCGCCGTCGGTGAAATAGCCGCCGATCCAGGGGATGATCGTTCCCTCCGGGATGATTGGCGGGAAATAGAGCCATGCCCCGTTCCGTCGGCCGGCCCAGCGGTGGTTCGTCGAGTCGTACCAGACCATCCCGTTTTGCGGGTCCGAAGGTGCCGAAGCTCCGGGCCAATGATTCTTCAGCCGGTTATACTGCTGATATGAAAATATGTCGTCGAGGACCGCGTCCGTTCCGTTTGATAGCGCCATTTTTCCTCTCCCTAATCGAACATCCTTTTGCCTTCCTCGCCATCCGAGAACTCCTCCGTCGAGTAATCCGCCTGGTAGCAGTAGTCGCGCTCCCCGCCCGAGGCGGCCATCCAAGTCGCCGGAAGCGTCGTTTCGTCGCCCAGGATGCAGGCGTTCCCCGCGAAATTCGAGGCGTCCTCCAAGAGCTCCGTGTTGACGAAGCCGTCGATGTCGAACGTCTGCGCTCTGACCTGGAAAAGCTTTTCCTCGTATCCGTTCGGCCCGCGGCCATTGAAGTGGCTGATTTTGACGCAGTCGGCGAGATTGTCGTCGAAGCTCTTTAGCGGCAGGCGGATCGAGTCGAACGTGATCGGGTCTTTCCGGCGGACTATCTTCCGCGAGGCTATGTCGAGGGCGAGCGACGAGCCCCGGAGCCAGTAGAAGCCGGCGAACTCCGAAAAGACCGCACCCCATTTCGCCTGGCTCGCCGCGCTCTCGTAAATCCCGTAATGGTAGAAATACGTCTTCGAGTAGTGGAAATCGTAGCCGTATTTCAGTTTGTTGAGGATCTGGCCGACCTGCGGGTCGGAGTCGTGGTCGGCGAGGATGTCGAGGACGTCTGTGTATTTCCTTGTCCCGGTCGGCAAAATCGCCGTGATGTAGCGGAAGCAGACGAGCCCGTTCTTGTCCCAGAAGATGTCGAGCTCGTATTCGTCGCGCCATGTGTCGAGGAGCGTCCGGAGGCCGGCCTTCTGCCAAAGCGCGCCGTCGAACGTGTAGCCGCGCTCGATCTCCTTGGCCTGGGCGGCGGCATAGAATGTGGCGTTGAAGTCGCCGGCGACGTAACCGCAGTAGTTCAAGAGGAAGTGGCGGATGGCCTCGACCGGCCGGCGGGAGCCGAACGAGATGTCGCAGGAGATCCGGTCGGCCGTCGTCGGATTCACGCCGGAAGCCCAGGCAATGAGGGTATGCGTCTTTCCATCGACGACGGAGGTCGTCACTGTGTAATGCGTCGTCAACGTCTGGAGGACGCCGTTTTTGTAGACGCGGTCCACGGTTATGGCGTCGTCCTGGAGGCCGACGAGATGTTTCTCCTGGTTCGTCCGGGTGTCCACGAAGAGCATTCCGTATTCGTTCGTGAGCGACGGATGGCCGAACGCCCCGTCGCCCGCGGCCCCGAATGCGGAAATCGTGCCGTAGGGGATGGGGATCACCCACCCCACGGAATGACCGTCGGCGTAGGGATAATCGGTAAGCTCGACGCGCTTTTCGGGATATTCATTCTCCATGTTCCGCGACGATTCTTCGATGTCGAGCTCGAAGCGGAGGCCGTCGATCCACCGCCAGTCGTAGATTTTGCCGGAGAAAAGCGTCAGCAAATTCGCGTAGTCGTCTTCGGCGAAACCGGCCTGGATCAGCACCGGCCGAGTTTTGAAGCCGGTCGCCTCGGAGGAATCCAGGCCCCGAAATTCGTAGTCGGCGTCCGAGAAGACGATGGTGATTTTATTCCGCTCGTAAGTCCGCCGGAGATCGCCGATCGAAGATGCGATCTGCGGCAGGCCGACGATATTTCCCTTGTAGGATTGCGTCGATATCCGGACGTAATCGGTCGAATAGTATCGGTCGCCGGAGCCGAAAGAGACGCAGACGAGGATAGCGGGCGTCGTGACGTGGAGCGCCGCCGTATCAGCCCAGGCCATCGGCTATGCCTTCCCGCGGACGGCCTCGACGAGCCCGAGCGAGAAGCCGCCGACGTGCGCTGCCGCCCAGAGCTCCCGATATAGGAGCTCCGGATCCTCGATATAGACGCAATAGCACCCTGTCGCCGCAAGATCGGGGACGTAAAGGATGGGATGCGCGCCGCCGTTCGTCGCGGCGTAGAGTGCCCGGAGTTCCGTGTGGACAGCCCCGGACGCGGCGCGCTCGCCCCACTGGAGCAAGAAGCGCTCGCGCGGGCCGGCGAGCTTATGGACCCACCGCACGCCATAGGGCGTCTCGTTGACGATATTCCGGTAGCCGTAGCCCCGGCCGACCGAGAAGTTCTCCGCTTCGGTGATTTGGACGGCATCGTCGTAGAGCATCGCCCGGCCAATCTCGAAATACGAGTCGGCCGAAGTCGCCGACGAAAAGTCGAACTCCCAGTATTGCCGGGCCGCCGGCGCCGACGCCTCCCGGTGGTAGACATCCAGGAGCCGGATGGCCTTCGTCTCGACAGTTATCTTGCCCGTGGCGAAATCCGGCTCCTCGTAGGAGTTTATATCGAATGTGCCGCCGCTGAAGTTGTGGTTGAGAACGGCGAATATCTGAAGGGCCTTGGCCGAGTCGAGCGTGAACTGGAGTTTTACTGCGACCTTCGCCGTCGTCCTCGCGCAAAGCGCGACTTGCTCGTTCTGGAGATTCGTCCGAGGATAATTTGAGTCCTCGGACGTGAGCGATATCGCCCCCGCCGCGAGGCCTTTCACGTAGTCGTTGAAGAGATATGCCGTCGCGCCCATGTCAGTATTTCCTTGCCTCTTCGCTTATCTCGCGGGCCACGCCGCGGACGTTGGAGCGGATGATTTCGACGAGGGCCTCGCGGCCCCGGCCAGCCATGAAGCGGTAGACATCCTGCGAATCCATCGCCTGGATTGTCGGCGCATAGGTAATGTTGATCGTCGGCCCGAAGCCGTCGAAATCCGCAGCCCCGCCCCGGCCGCCGAGCCGTGAGAGCGGGATGATCGCCTCCGGGACTTCGCCGACCTGCGCAAGCTGGGGCGTCCAGGCGATCCCGCCGCGTTGATAGGATGGAAGCCCCGACGCGGCCGCTCCATCAACGCCGGTATATATGGGAATGCTGATATTATTAAAATATTCTTGAATATCATCGGCGGCTTGTTGGAAATAGGAAGAAGTATCAGAAGCCGCTTTTTGGGCTTCATTGCCGATGTCCCGCATCTTGTCTATCGCCTTTTGCATGGCCTCCGGAACATCCTTACCGAGTGCTTCGATCAAAAGCCCAATTGCGGCAAGAATAGTATCTTGAACCGTAAGCGTTTCTTTTTCGAGAAGTCCGGCGCTTTTGGCCTGATCGATAAGCTTTTGCGTATTTTCGTCAATGGTTATACCATATAATTTGGAATATTTGTAGATTTTTTCGAGTGTCGGAGCTATTGCTCGGAGCGCTTCTTCGGAGGTTAGGCCCGCCGCTATAAGATTATTATAAAAATCGTTCGTATTAGAAGCGAGAGTATCCAAAGTACTTGCTGTCAAAAATCCGCTTTGACCCAAGGCTTCAAGAATCGTCCGATTGGCTTCGATTGCCGTAAAGAGCTTTTCATGCTTTTCCGTCACTCCGACAATCGCAAATAGCCGCTCGAGGACCGGATCGGCCGTTATTCCGAGCTCGGCATATTTGTCGCGGAGTGCGGCCAAGGGTTCCTTCATCTTTTTGATGGCTTCCGTGAAAGAAATTCCCTTGGAGAGCATTGCTTCAAATGTTATCAACGCTATTTCGCCCATTCCCTCGAGGGACCCGCCAGTGCCGTCAATAGAAGAAACAAGATCGGCAAGGGCTTTGGGAATACGGTCAAGCGCTTTAAGAATATCTTCCAGAGTTCGCAAGGGCTTTCCAGCCAGATCGTCAACGGATTTTTTTAACGAACTGGCAGCAACGGTTGAGAGAAGAAGGCCCTCATTAAGCGCATCATTATATCTTTTTAGAGCGTCGGTCGTTAAATCCGCCTCTACCTCAATTAAATGAAAAGCTTCGGCAAGCTTCTTGAGTATGCCTATACTAACAGTTGCGGCGAACATGGCGAATGATGCCGCCAATTCTTTCGATGCGCCAGTCGCGTTTGATATCGCTTCCGTTAATGATTTGAAAGCTTCAACCGCGATTTTTCCTATCGTAGTTGAAACGACATTGGCAATCCCTTGAAAAAGATTTTTGAAAATATTTGAAAAATTTAATCCATCTTTTATAATCGAAGAAAACGCCTCGCCGAAGGATTTTGCGAGATCGTCCGTAAATTCCCTGAAAATATTTCCCATCTCGGAGGTAGCGTTGTCGGTTTCCTCGACGAAATCGCCTAAATATGTCTTTAAATTCTCATCTAAGCTGACTATATCAATTTTTATCTGATCTGTGGAGATATCGAATTTATCGGCCGCTCCGAGTGAAGCTGTCCCAACTTTATTCAAATCGGATAAGGTAAGTTTCAGTGCGGGGACGAGCTCGTTTATGTGTTTATCGGCCATCGCCAGGGCTTCCTCTGTCGCCTTGGCGAGATAGTCGTTCGCGTAGGCATCGACGACCGGATTGAGCTTAATTCGGAAAGTGTCGGCCGTTTCCTTGAGACCTTGCGCCATCAGGACGAGCTTCTCGTAGGAAACCTGGCCGCTTTTAGAAATGAGGAGGAATTTGGCCTGGAGATCGTCGAGCTCCTTCCGCGTTGCATCCCGCGTCTTCATCTGGAAGGCCTTCATGGCCTCCGTCAAGTTTTCCGTTTTCTCTCTCAGGCCCAGGGCCGCCGCAATCTGGTCCTTGTATTTTTCTTTGACGCCATCGACGGCATTCTCGACCGAGCCGAACTCCTTGACGAGCCCGAAAAAGGTTACGACCTGTTTTCCGGCCGCCTCGTTGAGCAGGGCAACGGCGTCGCGGAGCTCCTGCATCGCGGCGGCGTTCTTTCCGCCAGCGACGGTCCAGTCGACCTCGTAGAATTTTTTCTTGAGCCCGGAAAGCTCGTTTATCAAATCGCCGATCTTCCAGCCCGTGAAAGCGGCGGCGGCGATGAACGGCAAGCCCTTGAGGACGCCGACGAGCGAAAGGTTCTCCGTCATGAGCAGGTAGGTTGCGACGCGGATCGTCTCGATTGCCCCTTTTATCGCGGCAGCGTTTTTAAGGAAGCCCGCGTAGGCGAGCGTCACGGCCCCGATCCCCGTAGCGAGAAGCCCGGCGGCCCCAACCATCTGCATCAGGAAATCCGTCAGCGGCTGGCATTCGGCGGAGACGCTTGTGAATGCGGAGACGATGTCCGTGGCGGCGTTGGTTGCCGCCTTGAAGAATGGGACGAGCGATTCGGAGAGGACGAATGCGACGCCGTCGAAGGCGGCCTTCAGCTCCACCTGCGCGTCCTTCGCGTCGTCGAGCGATTTTGAAAGCTCCGGTCCGATCACGATCCCGAGCTTGCGGGCGGCCTCCGCCTCCGCTTCCAGCCCAGCCCGCCCGAGGTTCAGGGTCGGAATGAGCGACATTCCTCCCCGCCCGAAAAGCGCCACGGCGGCGGCCGTCTTCTCTGCCCCGTCCGCCATGCCTGCGAATTTGTCGGCGATGTCTAGGAAGACCTCGCTCATCGGGCGGATTTGTCCCGTGCTGTCCGTCGCCGATATTCCGAGATCGGTTAGCGCCTTTTTCGCTTCTCCCGAATCGTCGGCCGACTTCACCATGTTTTGCGAAAACTTTCTCATGCCAAGGGCAAAGTCATCGAGCGAAGCCCCATTCTTCTCCAGGGCGAGGCGGAACTCCGTCAGGGTCGTCGTCGAGACGCCTGTCCTTTGGGACATCTCGTAGATGTCATGACCGAATGAGACGGTCCGCTCTGTTATCAGCATGAGCGCACCGGTCACGGCCGCACCAACGACGGCCATTGTCGCCCCAAACTCTTTGATTCCGCGCCCGGCCCCATCCAGTGCCTGCGTCAGGTCGGAAGTGTCCGCCCCAATCGTGACAAGGAGTTCGGCCGTTTTCATTTTAATTTTCCTTTGCCTTCGGCTTCAGGATGTCGTCCGAGATTTTTGTCCAGAATTTTGCCTTGTTCGCACGGGCGATTTCCTCCAGTGCCGCCCGGTCCAGTCCGTCCTCGCCCATTTTCGCGTCCTCCAAGCTCCCCGGGAGCAAGTCCCGGATTCTTATCCTCCGCTTCGTCCAACAATTCATGATATTCGCCGCAAGCCAGGCGAATTTCTCCCATTCCCTCCGCTCGCGTCTTCCGTAGCCCTCCGCAAGGGCGGCCATCTCGGCGGGCGTCGTCCGCCAGAACTCCTCGGGCCGCATTGCCAGCATTCCCGTTGCCAAGTGCCAGCTCTCCGCTAGGAACTCCTTCCACCGGAAGGGACGGCCGCTGGCGGGGTGTTTTCCTTTTTTTTTTCGATTGGCCGTCCGAGGGCAATGTTGAGAGCCTCGACGATTTTCGCGCCGATCTCGGTCAGGCCATCCAGCGGGATGATCTTCTCGACGTCCTCGACCGATGCGCCCGGCATGTCTTCGAGAAGCCCCGCCCAGAGGATATCGCGGAATTTCGTCATCGGCATCGGTGCCCGGACGAGTGCCGAGAGGTCGTTGAACGAAATCCCGCAGTCGCGCTCGAGCCGGCAGAGCGCCGAGAACGTGTACCGCAGCTTCCGCGGCCTGTCGAGTTGGACGAAGATATCCGGCCCAGGAGCGGTTTCCGCGCTCATGGCGGTTTTCGCTTCCGGCCGGTCAGCTTGCGGAGGCAACTAGGGCGTCGGTGCCCTGGAGCGTCCCCGTCGCCGTCAGCGCGTCCTCAAACGGCCCGTTGAAAGTGAAGGATGTGAGGATCGCCTCGCCCGTGTAGGTGATCCCGTCCGGCATCGTCACGATGACCGTGATCGTTGCGGGCGACCCTGCGGTGTAATGGTTGACGAGAACCTTCTTTGCGATGTCCGTGTAGATGTAGAGCGCGTCGAAGTCGATCGTCCACGTCCTCCGGCTCGCAAGGAACTCGCCCCACTTCGAGGAGTCGCGCGAGGTGACGTCGATCGTCTCCTGCGCGAAGTTCAGGGCGACGCTTCTTGCCCCGCCGAGGATGTCGCCCTCGCAAGAAAGCGTCATGTTGGTCCCGGCCACGGCTCCTGTCGTCATTTTATACCTCCTGTCTCGGCCCCGCTATCTACGAGGCCGTCTCCAACCAATACCGGAAGCGTAGGACGCCGTGCCAGATGTCCCGCTCCGGCTCCGTATCGTCGCGGAAGCAGTCCGCGAAATCCAATAGACAATATAGCTCTGCGTAGCCGTCCGTCAAGGAGAGCGCCGATCCCGTCAGCGCCTGGACGACGGCGTCCATCATCTCGTCCGCCGTTTTCTCGCCGGCGTGCTCCGTCCAAACATGGACCGTGACGGCGTTCTCCTCGCCCGTGTGGTCGCGCGCCCCCTTCCTCGTTCCCGTCTTCTCGCCGACGACGACATACGGGAGCGCCGTCCCCTTCGGCGTGTAGTTGTAGATGCGATATCCGCTCGTCAGTGCGTGCGTCGTCAGGCGCGTGTAGATCGCTTTCTGGAGCGGCCAGAATCCGACTTTTCTCGCCATTTGGTTTCTCCCCTATTGGCCCCACGAGTTGAACACGCGCCGCAGGCCCCACTTTTGAAGGAAATAGACAGCCGAGCCGGAACGCCGGCCGATAAGATATCGGTCGTCGGCGATGGACCGGAGGTGCCAGGCCCGGGCGTCCGGGCAGACGACCGCCCGCCATCGCCCCGCCTTTTTCAGCGATAGGAAGAAGTCCATGTGCTCGTATTCGACCTTGATTCGCTCGTCCCAGAGCGTCGAATCGAAGACTTCGCGCCGGGCGAGGAAGAAGTTTGGCACCTGATCGGCGATAGAATAGGCAACGCCCCCGGCAGCCTCCTCCGTGTTCCTTGCCGCCGGGACGCGGCGGAGTAGACCGTCCGCCATCTGGAAATCGAGCCCGCGAGCGTAGTTCTCGCAGACGAAGTATCCACCAGCATCGGACATGAGCAACCCGGCGGCGATCCCCGTGTCATCGCGGCAAGCAAGCACGGCGGCAAGCTTCTCGGCGACTCCGGACTCGCGGATTTCGATGTCGTCGTCCATGACGAGTACGAGACGTTCACCCTGGAGCGCCCGGACGGCGGCATTCCGGCCGAAGGAGATGCCGCTATCTGCAGTCAGGCGCAGGATGCAGTGGCCCTCGCGGGCGAGCGACGAATACAGTGCCTCCTTTTTGTCGGACGCCCTGGAATCGTCGGCGATATAGAGGCGGAAGGCGACATCAAAATTTTTCTTCAGCGCGCTTACCGTCTTGAACAGCGCATCCTCGCGGTAGTATGTTTTGATGACGACGGCAACGGTCTCTTTTTTTGAGATCATCGCCTCGGCAGCCCGGGCGCCGTGCACTTTCGCCGCGCTGGCCACGATCCTCTCGCGGATCGCCGACGACGACACTTCCGGAGTATGCGGGAGGAAGACTGTCTTGCCGCCCCGCTCGCGGACCCAGGCGTCGCCGGGGCAGTAGTCCCAGTCGTCGCCGTGGACGATGTAGTCCGGGATGATGCCCTCGCGCTCCCAATCGGCCTCGGGGCTCATGTCGCGCTGTTCCATCGTCCGGGAGACGAACGGGAGCGTCTCGACGATTTCCTTCCGCTGGGCGTAAGGGATCACGGGCCTGGCCGTCTTGTACCGCTCCGCGCCTTCGTCCGTGACGATGCCGACGACGAGCTTCTCGCCGAGCGCCGCGGCCCTTTTGAGGATTCGGAGATGGCCGACATGGAAGAGGTCCCAGACGCCGCCGATGAAAACCGTCCTCTCCTTCTTGAGCCACGCCCGGTCCACCGCTCGGCAATCGAGCCAGTATTTATACGCCTTATTCGGCGTCCGCCAGTCCTTCCCATACCGCTCCTCGAGATATCGCTCCGGCGGGTTCGGGACATAGCAACGGGCGTTGCGGAAGATTATCTCTTTGAGGTCATCGAAAAGGTCGGCGGAGAAGACATGCGGAAGAAAAACGGCTTTCTCGCCCCATCCGCCCCGGCCGTCCGGCCCCCAGGCGCCATGCCAGAGCTTGTCGCCGCGCCGGAAAAAGAAGAAAAGGTCAACTTTGATCTCGCCCGCCGTGAACGAAAGCTCCATGCGCTTGCCGCCATGGAGCCATTCCTTGTATAGCTCGAACCCCTCGGCCTTGAATTCCGCGATGAGGCGCTTCCATTTCAAAATCTCAATCTGCGGAAAGCCGAAGTCGAGGTCGAGATCGTGGGCGATGAAGTCCCCCCCGCGTACGGCACCGAGGCAGGTGCCGGCTTCGAGCCACCATTTTCTGATCTTCAGGCGCTCGAAGATGTTGACCGCCTTTATCAGCGCTTCGTCTTTCGCTCCCATATTTCCTCCGAACGCAAAGAAGGGGACCGGGTTGCGCTTGTTGTACGACGAATAGCCGAGCTTGACCCGCCACTTCTCGCCGAAAAGCGAGTAGCCGGCTGGCCGGCGGCGATATTTTTTATAGAGCGCGTCCTCCTCCAGCCAGTGCATGAGCGCGGCGTCCGGGCAGTAGGCAGCGCGGATCGGCCTCTCCCGCGGAATAGGATTGTTGTCAGGGCCGAACTCGGGTACCATCATCTCCGTATCCTGACGGTATTTGAGACGCAGAAACCAGTCGGAATGCTCGAAGGCCGTCTTAAACCTATCGTCCCAGCGGACCTCGTCGAGCACCTCCCGGCGGGCGAGGAAGACATTGAGGACAAGGCCGCAGAGGAAATATCGGATGCCGCTGGGCGTCGTCCGCATCTCTGGCGAACTCACGGCGCGGATATGATGCTCGCCCCCGGCGATCCATGTCTCAGCCTCGTAATGCTGATCTTTGCCGGCCTTGTCCCGCAGGATGCATCCGGCGAGGCCCGCCTCCGGTTCGGCGTCGAGTACGGCCCGGAGCTTTTCCAAAATCTCCGGTTCGGAGAAGACGATGTCGTCCTCGACGATGGCGACGAAGCGGAAATCCCCGGGAACCATTTCGAGCGATTTGTTGCGGACTCCTCCGACTCCGAGATCAAAGGGAAGGCCGACGTAATGCGCCCGGAATTTGAACCGGACAAGCCGGCTTTTCGCCTTCATATGGTGTCCATTGTCGCCGACGAAAACGGGGATTTCGGGATAGTATTTGCGGATGCTCTCCAGGCAACGGAAGAGGCAATCGTCACGTAGGAATGTCGTCACAAGGATCGCCGTATCGCCCGCGGCGAAGGGCGGCTTCGGCCCGCGCTTATTTCCGGCCATAAGCCATTATCTCCTTCACGAGCGGCTGGGAGAAGACGAGCTCCTTGTCCCGCTCGAAATCGGCCTTCTTGTATCCGTCCACGGAGCCGTCGAGAGGGAGGTCGGCCATCCGTGCGCCATACCAGGCATGGAAGACGGTCGGCTTCCCGAAAATATAGTATTCGGTGCCGAAGACGCCGGGATAGAATTTCGCCCCGTGCGACTCGTAGCCAGCATCGACGCGGTGGACCTCGTGCCCAGCCTCGACGAGGTCGTAGTAGATTTTCCGCCCCACGTCGTAGCCGTCGCGCGGCCAGAAGAGAAGCTGATTCTGGACGAAGAACCGCGCTTCAAAAAACATCATGCACGGATGGATCGGCTTGCGGATCGGGTCGCCAGCTTCGCCGCCCTTCGCAGCGATGAGACGCCTTCCCTGATTCGCCCCGAGTTGATAGAGCTTTATAAAGTCGGCATCCCATCCCGCCCGCTGGAGGTGGGCGTCGATGTCGAGGATGAGTGCGAAGCGGGTCATCACCTGTCGGAGCCCGAAGTCGAGTCCCCGCCCGTGGCCGATGTTCTCGGGGAGCGGATAGGAGAAGACGTCGTCTTGCTTTTCAAGCCACTCGCGCGAGCCGTCGGAGGAGGCGTTGTCCACGATGACGATGTCCGTCGGCACGTGGCCCCGGAACGCCCGGACGCTCTGGACGAGAAGCCGGAGCCAGTCGAGCGTGTTGTGGCCGACCGCAAGCACGGTTATCATCGGGATTCCCTCAAGGCCGCAAGCCTCGCCCGCAGACTCGCCCACTTCGGCGCGATCTCCGGATGGTCCGGCCGCTCGTGGTTTCGGCTCAGGCCGCCATAGTGGCGGATTTTGGCCTGGAAAAAGTCGTAGCTCAACTCGCAGGCCGTGAACCCGGCCTTGTTTCCGAAAACCATCTTCTCCCAGAATCCGTGGCCCGTCTCGACTCCGATTTTTCCGTCCCATTGCGGCGGCCAGGCGGGCGGCCTGAATTTTCCCTTGAAATCGGCCGCATCGACGTTGTCTTCGCGCCAGTCGTCCGGCCCCGCGATGAGCCGATATCTTTCAACGTCGATGAGCATCGCGGCGAGCCAAATCGTCGGCGTCACGAGATATTTCTCGGTCGTGATACAATCGCGGAAACGGCCGAGCGCGATGCAGGACGGATTGGTCTCCCGGCAGGCCGTGAATTTGTTGACGAGGAAAGAGAGCCAATCGTCGGACAAGATTTCGACGTCCGAATCGAGAATCATGGCCATCGCCGTCCTGCAGGCCGCGAGGAGCGCGTTGACGGCCTGTCCGTGGTCGAGATCGGAGGCGGCTGAGATGAGCGCGATCTCCCGCCGCTCCGCATATCTCCGAAGAACCGGCTCGT